CCTCGCCTCCGGGGGGTTGTGAGGGGGCGCGGCCGTAATACCGGCCGCGCCCGTTTCCGCTTGAATTCCTCTCCGAATTCCAACCCGTTTCGATGTGTAGCCCGGGCCGGGCGCGCAGGGCGGCACTTTCCCTACGCGCCCGGTGCCGCTCAGGCCCCGCAGGCCGAGCGGGCGGCATCATCGGTCACCGGGGCCGCCGGTGGCGACGCCGACGCACCCCGGCATCTGAGCACCACGAAAGGAATGGCCACGTGCTCACCCTGTTCACCAACCGGTTCCAGGCGTTCCAGCCCCCGCAAGGGGTGCCAGTGCGCATCACCCTGGGCGCTCCACGCTTCAAGCTCCCCTTCTCCCTCACCCACTCGGTGCGGGAACTCGCGCCACGTCGGGACTACCTCTCCCAGCCTGAGCCCGAGTTCACGACGGCTTACCGGGCCGACCTCGACCAGCTCGGGCCCGAGCGGATCGCCGCGCGGCTAGGGCAGATCGCGGAGGCCGAGGGGGATCACCGCCTGGTGCTGCTCTGCTTCGAGGACCTGGCCAAGCCGGGACTGTGGTGCCACCGCCGGACGTTCGCCGCGTGGTGGAAGGAGCGCACGGGGGACGAGGTGCGCGAGCTGTCCCCCATAAATCAGCAGGGCATCTTGATGTGAGCGTCGGAACCGCTCCTTTAGGATAGGTGACATGATTTCAAGGGGCTGTGCGCTCCTTGTGTTAGGTTCCAGCGCAGCGCCCGGCCCGGCAACCCGCCGAGGCCGGGCGTTGTCGTTTCCAGGAGGAGAGATGTTCCAGGGCACCATCCCAGGCCCCATGCGCTCGATCGTGCGCGAGACTGCCAGCGTGTGGCCGAGTGGCCCGGTGTACGTCCCGTGTTGCGGGAACTTCACCATCGAACGGTCGCTGTCCGGCATGGGCTTCGCCCTCCACTCCTCCGACGTGTCCATCTACACCAGCGCGGTTGGCCGGTGGCTCACCCGGCAGCCGGTCGGCATCCAGCTCCGCGAAGAGAGCCGATACGAACTCGGCTGGCTCGCGGACTCCTTGGACGACGGCGTCGGCACGGTCGCGGCGATGATGCTCGGCACACGGTTCCTGGCCAGCGTCGGCCGTGGAGGGCTGTGGCACGAGCGGGTGGTGCGCTCCTACCGGGAGCAGTGGAAGGCCAAGCACGCGGAGACGGTCGAGCGGCTGTCCGGCTCGGACGTCGAACTGGCCTCGTACGAGGTGGAGGACGTGCGCTCATGGCTCCAGAAGGTTCCCCGTGACGCCCCGGTGTGCTCCTTCCCTCCGTTCTACGGGGGCGGCTACGAGAAGCTGTATGAGCCGCTGGAGACGCACTTCACCTGGGACGCGCCCGAGTATGAGCCGCTGTCCGACGACGACGTGGTCAGCGTGCTCGGCGCGATCACGGACCGGCCGTATTGGCTGACGGCCTCCAACCATGACGTGCCAGAGCTGCACCCCTACCTGCGCGGCGTGATCAAGGCGACCCCGCGCGCTGCTCCCTTCTACGTGTACGCCAGTCAGGCCCGGACGAGGATCGTCGCTCCGCGCCAGCCGATCGAGCCGGTGAAGGTTCCCCGCCTGCGCGAGGGTGAAGAACTGGTCGGCCCGCTCACGCTGTCGCTGCTGAAGCCCGGCCAGTTCAACGCGCTGCGCTCCCGGTACCTCAACCCGAAGATTGCGCCGGGCGCGGCGAACCTGGCCGTCGCGGTGAAGGACGGCGGCGGACGGCTCCTTGGGGTGTTCGCGATGGCTCCGAGCACGTTCACGCCGGACGAGGCGTACGTGCTCTCGGACTTCGCGGTCGCGCCGACCGACTACCCGCGGTTGTCGAAGCTGATCGTGCTCGCGGCCACCAGCGCCGAGGCGCAGTTGCTGTGCCAGCGAGCATTCTCGCGGCGGATCCGGAGGGTGGCGACGACGGCGTTCAGCAACAACCCGGTGTCGATGAAATACCGCGGGCTGCTGCGGCTGCACAAGCGCAGCCCATCGAACGAGGACGGCTGGAAGTTCCAGCTCCAGTACCAGGGGGCTATGGGCCATCACACGCTGGCCGAGGCCCTTCAGATGTGGGTGAAGCGGTGGGGCGCCCCGACGACGAAGACGGGAGTCTGATCATGGAGGAGACCACTCGCCTCGCCCCGCCGCAGATGGTGCAGGGCGACCCGCGCACGCTGACGCTACTCGACGTCAACGCGCGGTTCTTGCCGCACGAGCAGTTCCGGCAGCTCGTGGCGAACATCGAGCGTGACGGCTGCCTGACCTCGACGCCGCTGGTGTGGAACGACCGCGACACAGGGCGGCTGGTCGTCCTGTCCGGCAACCACCGCACGCTCGCCGCGATCGAGGCCGGCCTGTCGCAGATCTGGTGGATGCAGATAGACGAGCCGCTGCCCCGCCAGCGGCAGATCGCTCTCCAGCTCTCGCACAACGCCATCGCAGGCCAGGACGACCCGGCGATCCTCAAAGAGCTGTACGACGAGCTGGAATCGGTGGAGTGGCGGCAGTACACAGGCCTGGACGACAAGGCCCTGGACCTGCTGGAGAAGGTGGACGTCGCCTCCCTGGGCGAGGCGAACCTCGACTTCGCCAGCGTGCAGTTCATGTTCCTGCCCGATGAACTGGAGCGAGCGGAAGCCGCGTTCGACGCAGCCCGATCCACGGCGACGGCGGACCAGCGATGGGTGGCCGGGCTGGAGCAGTACGAGCCGGTGCTCGATGCGCTGGAAACCTCCCGAGCCGCGTACAAGATCGGCAACAGCGCGACGGCACTCGGCGTGATCCTCGCAGTGTTCGAGCGGCACCTGGGCGAGCTGGCCGAGGGCTGGTTCGACGCGGACTCCGGGGAGGCAACCCGGGCGGGGACGGCGCCGCTGGAGACGGTGTTCGGCGTTCGGGACGTGCCGGTGGAGACGGCCGCCGTCGTGCGGGCGGCCATCGACCGGATGGTGCAGGACGGCGCCGTGCCGGCCGACGAGCCGTGGCGGGCGCTGGAAGTCCTGGCCGCACAGAGCAACTAGACGGCCGTGGGCCAGGAGGTGAGCGGTGGCCGAGGACACCGTGGAGTCCTGGGAGCGGCAGAGCGGGGAGTCGGTCCAGGCGTTCGAGGCGTTCGCCGTGTACCGCGATCTCGGCCCAGCGCGGAGTCTGACAAAGACGGCACGCGAGTTGCATAAATCTCGCACGCTGCTGGGCCGTTGGTCGCGGCAGTACGCATGGGTGATGCGGGCCGCAGCCTACGATCGGGAGCAGGACCGCCTGTTCCTCGCGGAACAGGCGCAGGCGCGGCGGGACATCGCCCGCAGACACGCGAAGTTGGCGCAGGCCGTGCAGAGCAAGGCGGTCGCGCGGCTCCAGACACTCGACCCGCGCGAACTGTCGCCATCTGAGCTGCTGCGCTACATCCAGGTCGCGGCGGAGATCGAACGGCGGGCCGTGGGTGAGGCACCGGCGGCCGGGACGGTCGAGGACCGGGACCAGGCCGTGGACGTGGCCTCTCTGTCGGACGAGGAGCGCCGGGCCCGGATGGACCAGCTCCGCCGTGAACTGGAGCGCCGGCTATCGGAGGGCGCGCGGTGAGCCGCGGCCGGGCCAAGCGCCGCATGGTCGAGGGGTTCGCAGACCCGTCGGTAATGAGCGACGAGCAGCTGAAGGCCGAGGTCGCCGCACTGGTCCGCGCCGATGAGCTGTCGGCGCGCAGGTGGGCGTGCGAGGTCCCGAACTGTGACGGCCTGCCCCACGTTGGGTGGCTGCACCACCATGCCCGCGCGGCACAGCGTAAGCCGCTGTGGCTGTGGACGGTGTGGATGCTGCTCACCGGCCGTGGCTGGGGCAAGTCCCGGACGGCGGCGGAGACGGTGAAGGAGTGGGCGCAGACACCAGGTCTTCAGATCGCGGTGGTGGCGAAGAACGCGACGCTCGTGCGGGACATCTGCTTCGAGTCCCCGAAGTCGGGGCTGCTGTCGGTGTTCCCGCCTGAGGAAGTGGCGAAGTACAACTCGTCACTGGGTGAAACGACGCTGCGCCTGGTGAACGGCACTCTGATCCGGGGATTCGGTGCAGAGACGCCGGACAACCTGCGCGGCTGGGCGTTCGACAAGGCATGGTGCGACGAGTACGCGGCCTGGTCGCGGCACACCGCGCAAGAGGTCTACGACATGCTGTGGTTCTGCCTGCGTGAGGCGGACACCCCGCAAGTCGTGATCTCCACGACGCCGAAGCCGCTCCCACACGTCAAGAGGCTCGTCGAGCGGGGCCGTGCCCAGGAGAAGGCGCACCTGGAGGGCGGGGCGCCGCCTCGGGTGGTGCTGACCCGCGGGCACATGCGGGAGAACGACGCGAACCTGTCGGCGGCGGCCCGAGAAGAGCTGGAGGAGGAGTACGCCGGCACCCGGTTGGGGCGGCAGGAGCTGTCCGGCGAGCTACTCGAGGATGTGGAGGGCGCGCTGTGGAAGGGGTGGATGCTGGAAGTCGAGGGCTTCCGCCCCCGGCCCGAGCATCTGCCTGACCTCCAGCGCGTGGTGGTCTCCGTCGATCCGGCCACGAAGTCGCACGAGAACGCGGACATGACCGCGTTCACCGTGGCGGGCCGTGGGTTCCCAGTGGAGACGATGTTCGGGGATGACCGGCCTCGCGGGTATCTGCTGCACTGCGAGCAGGACCGGCATACGCCGACGCAGGCGATGAAGCGGGCCGCTGAGCTATACCACGAGCACCGCGCCGACTGCGTGGTGATCGAGGCCAATAACGGTGGTGACTACCTGCCCGCGCTGCTGGAGCAGGTGGACCCGACGGTGAACTGGCGGATCGTTCATGCAACGCGTGGGAAGCGGGCGCGGGCGGCACCGGCGGCGCAGCTGTACGAGCAGGCCAGGGTGTCGCACGTCGGTCCGGCCCGGCGGTTCGCGGAGCTGGAGGAACAGATGACGACGTTCGTCGGCCAGGGAGAGACCGAGGACTCACCCGACCTGCTGGACTCGGCGGTGTGGGCGTTGTGGGACCTGTTCCTGGATCCGACGATGCCGCCTCCGCGTGGTGGCGATGACCAGCGGCTCTCTGGTCGGCGGTAGTTGGGCCAAGGCCGTTGTCAGTGGGTTGTGGCAGCGTTGCGAGTTGATTGGCGATGGACAGACAGGGAGTCGGGGATGGCGGGGGAAGCTCGGGTGATGTCGGCTTGGCTGGCCAGCGGCCGGACCGTTGGGGTTCAGGCCGTGGCGTCGGTCGTGGACGCCCGCAAGATGAGATCTCGCCGTGAGGGCGTGCTCGGCCGGTTCGGGGTGGGCATGAAGGGCGTGATGAGTCTGCCCACCGGGACGGGGAAAACCGCGACCGCTGTGGCGGTGGCGATCGAGATGGCCAGGCAGGGCCAGAGGCTGACGCTCGTGGTCAAGGACCGTGCCGAACAGGAGGCGGTCGAAGCACAGCTGAAGGTCGCATGGGCAGGGCTGGATGAGGCGGCAGGTGATCAGGCCGCACCGGACAGTTTCCATCTGGTTCCCGAGCCGTACGCACCCCGACGGTTGCGTGCTCGCCCCACCCCGGTAGCCGCGTACCGGGCGTTGTGTATGAGGGCGGCGGAATGGGAGGAGTCCGGGCGGGATCAGGAGCGGCGGGCCGTGGCGGGAGACCGACGTGTTCGGAATCCCGCAGCACGTCGGGCGGTGGTCATCCGAAGTGAGGGAAGATGCGAGAACCCAGAGTGCTTGCTGCCGGACCTCCCGTACCGGACGAAGGCCGGGGAGCCGCTGCTGGAGGTCGATCACATCGATGACCACGCTGGCGGCGGCCGGGATCACCCGGCGGCGATGATCGCCTTGTGCCCGAATTGCCATAGCAACAAGACGCACGGAGCTGAGCGGGGTGCGCTTACCGAACGCCTGCGCAAGGTGGCGGCAGAACGACATGCCACCTGGGCGACCAGTGTCACGTAGCCGGGTCGTGGGGTTCGCTGGGCTATAGGCTGATCAACGGCGCGGGGCCGACGTCCGGAGGAGACTGTGGGCCTGCGCCAACTCGTGATCGATGCGTGGTCGTGGCTGAACTACAAGCCCGTGATGGCCGATGCCGGGCGTCCCGGCAGCCGCGCGTTTCCGGAGCTGGCCAAGACGTGGGTCCCGCCGCAGGAGCTACGGCGGCTGGCCGCATACAAGGTGCTGGCGGCGTACGACAACAACCAGGCCGGACAGCTCGCGGCGGCCGGTGGCGACGAGAGCGCGCTGGAGCGGCGGGAGCTGGGCGACGCGGCGAACCTCGTAGACACCGCGCTCGGCTACCTCCTCGGTTCAGAACAGAAGGTCGCGGTCGAGGGTGCGGAGCACGCCGATGAGGAGACGCCGACGCCCGGTGCGGCGGAGGCCGCCGCGGTGCAGGACCGGTTGCGGAAGTGGGCGGACAAGGAGCTGCTGACGTTCCGGGTGCAGCAGGCGGAGCGTGCGGCGGTGCTGCTCGGGGACAGCGTGATGGTGCTGGCGTGGAACCCGCAGAAGCAGCGGCCGACGCTGCGGGTCTACGATCCGGGGTTCTTCTTCCCGCAGTGGGGCGATGAGGATGAGGATTTCCCGAGCCGCGTGCATCTGGCGTGGGAGCTGCCGGCGGACGACGACGCAGGGTTGAAGGCCAGGGTGCGCCGGGTGACGTACGAGCTGGGTCCGATCTTCGAGGACGAGCCCGACGGCGACGTCGGCGCTGCGTCTGGTGGACGGCAGTACCCGTGGGAGCCGGGGCGGACGTCCAACGTGACGTGCTATCTCACGGACGCGGAGTGGCTGCTGGAGGACCTCAAGAACGGTGAGACGCTAGACCGGCTGCCGATGGACAAGGCGCGTTTCCGGGTGAGAACGGACGGCACGGAGCTGAACCGGCTGGATCTGATGATCGACTTTGTGCCGGTGGTGCACATCGCGAACACGATCCCGGACGGCGGGGAGCAGTGGGGGCGCTCGATTCTGGCGCGGGTTCTGCAGGCGCTCGATGAGCTCGCGGCCACGGACTCGGACAGCTCCGCGGCCTCCGCGACAACGGGCACGCCGATCATCGGCCTCGCGGGTGCGCGGCTGCCGGTGGATCGGGCAACGGGCAAGCCACAGGAGCTTCAGGTGAAGGCCGGTGCGGTGTGGCAACTCGGCGAAACCGGGCGGATGGATGCCCTGGACACGTCGCCGCAGCTGGCCGAACTGCGGGCGCGCGTGGATCACCTGCTGGAGCGGATCGCGGCCAACTCGCGGGTGACGGCGGCCGGGCTCGGGACGCTGGAGGCCACGGAGATGCCGTCGGGGTACGCGCTGAAGCTGGCTCTGGGGCCGCTGGATGCTCTGATCGGCATGATGCGGCTCGCGCGCGAACATAAGTACCGGCTGCTGTTCAAGATGGTGCAGCGGCTGTACCAGGCCGGGCGTGCGGAGGGCTGGGCGGCTGGGGAGACGCTGCCGGCGCGGCTGGCGTGGGCGCCGCCCACGCCGACGGACCGGGGCGCGGTGCTGGAGGAGGTCGTCAAGGCGTACGGGGCGGGGGTGCTGTCGCTGGAGACGGCGGTGGCGATGCTGCTGGAGGCCGGGTACCCGATCAAAGACGCCTCGCAGGAGGTGGAGCGGATCCTGGCTAAGGCGGAGCAGGAGGCCGCGGTTCGGATGGCGGAGGCCGCTGCTCGGCGCGAGCGCGACGAGGACGACGGCGACCAGGAGCAGGACGAAGACGGGTCGGGGTCGGCCGGGGTGAGGAAGCCGGTGGGGAAGGTGAGCGAGCGGGAGCCGGTGGAAGCGGGCCGGTGACGCGGCCTCGGGGTGGTGCCTTCCTTGTTCGACGCCATCTTGTGGGGGGCGGTCGGACAGGGCTCGTGGCCGTGTCGGCGCAGGTGGCTACACTGGCCGTCAGCGCGGGGGCGCGCTCTGGAGGAGATGTATGGTCCGGCCCCTGCCGCCTCGCCGTCCTGTCGGCCACCGCCGTGACGGGCGGCCGATCTACCCGATTCTTGGTGCCTCGTCGGAGGACGAGACGAACGACCAGCTCGACGACGCCACGGACAGTGGCGGCCAGGAGCAGCAGGTCACGGTCACCCAGGACCGGTTGGGCAAGATGCTCACCCGCGAGAAGGCGCAGGGCGAACGGGCCGCGATGAAGCGGCTGTTGTCCACGCTCGGGTTCGACTCCCCGAAGGCACTAACCGAGTTTGTGACCGCGCAGCGGGAGGCCGAGCAGGCCGCGCTGTCGGAGGTGGAGCGCCGGGAACAGGCGGCTGCCGAGCGGGAGTTGCAGGCTGCGCGCAGGGAGGAGCTGGCCGCCGAGCGGGAGAGGGCGGCGCTTCGTCGGGCCGCGCTGGTGGCGCTCGGCGCGGAGGGTGACGATCTGGTGGACGCGGAGCGTCTGCTGGCCGTGGACGACGAGGACGCGGACGAGGCGCAGATCCAGTCGGCGGCCGCGGCCCTGCGGGCACGACGCCCTGAGCTGTTCGGCGGGGTCCACTCGCGTGTGCCGGCCGCCCCCGCGGGCGCACCGGCCGGTCGCGGCCCGACCCGTACGGCCTCGGTGTCCAAGCCCGGTTCGGCCGGGTTGGAGATGGCCAAGCGCCGTGGCCTGATCCCGGAGTTCAGCGACTCCGCCGCCCGGTAGTTCCAGGCACCTGATCTTGGGGGACCACGCCCCCTGAACTTCGTGGACGGCATCGCCTCCGTGGGCGGTGTGCGGAATCTGACCGCAGCGTCCATGGAGACCAAGCACATGACCATCCAGCCCGTCTCGAAGTCCGAGTACACCACCGCCAACCGCGAGTGGCTGGCGTCCCTGCACGGCACCGACTCCGTCGACACGATCACGCTCGACCTGAACCTGTTCTGCGAGGGCACGCACTACGTGTGCGGCGACGGCTGCGACCCGTACGGCCGGGTGCTGTCCGGTGTACCGGTCGGCAGGGTCACGGAGTCCGGCCTGTACGGCCCGTACGACCCGGAGGCGCACTGCGGCCGCCAGATCCTGCGCGGCTTCGTGATCGCCGAAGCCTCGTTCGCGCCGGGACAGACCCGTGTTCCGGCCGCGCTGCTGTGGCACGGCGCGGTGAAGGCGTCGAAGGTCCCCGGCGGCATCGACGTGTCCCAGCTCGTGTGGCACCCGCGTGCCGCGCAGATCCGCTTCGTGTGAGCGGGGGCTGAGCTGTGACGATTCAGGACCTGCTCAAGGACGTCTCGGTCATGGACCTGACGGCGTTCGCCAGGGCGATCCCGTCCCCGAAGGACTTCCTCCTCACTCAGACGATCTTCCCGACCGTGGAGATGCGGGAGGTGAAGTGGCGTACGAAGGACTCCGGCCGGTACGTCAACGTCGCCAAGTACCGGGCGTTCAACGCCTCGGTGCCGTTCGCGACCCGCGAGGCGTGGCAGACCTCCCGCGAGGGCGCGCTGCCCGCGCTGGGCCAGAAGCTCGTCGTCTCCGAGCAGGAGCAAATCCTGCTGGAGGCGTCACACGGCTCGGACCAGGACCGGCTGATCGAGCTGCTGTACGACGACGTGGAACGCCACGTCGAAGCCATCCGCTCCCGGCTGGAGCTGGCCGCCGGCGACGTGCTCACGGACGGCCGGTTCACGCTGGAGCAGGAGAACGGCCTGACGCTGGAGGTGGACTGGAACGTCCCCGCCGAGAACATGCCGGTTGCCCGAATACCGTGGTCGGATCCGGGCTCCGACCCGATCGCGGACGAGCTGCGGTGGATCCAGCACCTGGACGACATCGGTGCGCCGGAGCCGGAGCTGGTGATCACCAGCCGGAAGTCGTTCAGCTACCTGGCGGCGAACAACGCCTACCGGGCGGCCTACTACGGCAGCGTGAACCCGTCGACCACGCCGACGGCGACGCTCACCCCGCAGCAGATCAACGTGGTGCGCGGTAACTACAGCCTGCCGCCGATCCAGTTCTACAAGGCCCAGGTACGGGTGGACGGCAAGCCCCGCAAGGTGCTGCCCGAGGACCTGTGGATCCTGGTGCCGCCGGAGCGGGAGAAGTGGGCGCAGACCAAGTACGGGGTGACCGCGGAGGCCTTGGTGCTGTCGCGTGGGACGAACCCGGAGATCATCCGGGAGGACGCTCCCGGCCTGATCATCACGCGCGGTCTCCAGGATGACCCCGTGCAGATCTGGACCAAGGGCGCCGCGGTCGGCATGCCTGTCATGCACACCCCGGACGCACACATCGTGGCGAAGGTCCTGTGATGGCGGGCCGCGGGCGGCTGAAGGCCGCGGTGTACGTACAGGACCCGACCACGAGGGAGGAACTGGTCCTGCTGCCGGGCGACTGCCCGGACTCGGAGGTGGCCGTGCTGATCACCAACCCGGACGCGTGGGAGGTGCCGCCGGACGACTGCGACGAGCCGGACGAGGGTGTCGCGGTGGAGACGGCGGAGCCGTCCGGGAGCAAGGACGACGGCCAGGAGGAGACGGCCGGCGCGGGCGGGGCGAAGAAGACTGCGTCGCGACGGGGACGCTCGTCCTCTGCGTAATACGCTCGCACGTACGGCCTGGAGCCACTTCCCCGAGCGGCTCCAGGCCGTACCTCGTACCGAGGGATGTGAACCTGGTGGACGAGTTCCAGCGGTCGTGGCTGCTCGCGCAGATCGGCCCGGACACCGACCCGGCCGACCTGGAACGCCGCTTCTTCCGCCTGCGATCGGTGCGCGCAGTTGCGCTGGAGGTGCTGGGCGAGCGGCGAGCAAAGCTCCTCGCAGACCCGCTGAAGGTCACCGTAGACGGGGTTGTGACCATGGACCTCCAGGAGAACTTGCGAGGGATCGAGCGGCATATCGAAGCTGTACGACAGGCATCTGCGCCACAGGACGAAGACGAAGCGAGCGAAACTCTGGCAGTGGCTAAGCTCGTGCCGACCCGCCGCTACAGATAGCGCGCGGCCCAGGGCCACGCCGACGAGACACTGCAGCACTCCGTCTGTGCCTTCAATGGCCGGCCGAAGGCCGCGGGAGCAGGTGCCCCCGCGGCCTGTCTCACGGTTCTACGGCCAAGGCCAGTGGCCCCAACTCGCCACCCCGAGTACCAGGGACGCAACTGCTGCACCTGCCACAATCGCGGGCGAGATGTACACCGCGAAGACGGTGCGGCCGCCGACCAGCAGTTGTACGTTTGCACGCCGTACAGGGGCGGACGTCGACGATGGAGCCTCCGGGCCCCAGACGTCATCCGCGGGGCCATGCCCGGGTGACTGCTGGCTGGAGCCTGTGCCATGGTGTGTACTCACCAGTTGTCCTTTCGCATGAGCACGGCCGCCGTCTCCCTGGCCGCCAAACCTGAAGAAGACGATGGCACGCGACACTCGGTCCCCCCGGGTTCGAGAGGACACAAAAGGGCCCCACCAGACCTAGGCATGGTGGGGCCCTCATTGATGACGCGACCGTATCGGAGGCGCCATGAGCGAGGCAAGTTGACCCTGCGACTCGTGCCCTGACGTCAATGGCCAGACATTAACGGGGAGTTGTACTGGTACTGCGCATGCACAGGTCAGTGCCACGCGGTGCCCACACCAGCTCCCCCGATGACGTCGCCAACGGTGCTGAGGGTGATCAGGCGCTCGCGCTCGCCTGCTTGCGGCGTCGAAGGAGGGCCAGCACAGCGATTGCAGCGAAGGTCATCCACGCCTTGCCGAGAATCTGGCCAGGCAGGTACTCGAAGGAACCGAAGGCCAACTTGAGGAAGAGGAGGCTGTCCGCCAGCAGGCCGACGGCGTTCGAGGCGAGCATCGCGATCAGCAGGCCGCGCTTCCGGAGAGGCTCGTAGACGACGAAGTCCATTGTCTCGGCCACCGCGAAGGCGGCAGCTGAGGCGCCAGCCAGCGCCGGGTCAGCAAGGAAGTACGACAGGATGGTGCCGACGGCTATGGCCGCGAGAACAGCACCACGGCCGGCGGACTCACGGGCGAGGTCCCGAAGTACCAAGGCGAGACCCACCATGTAGACGCCGGCAGGGGCGGCGTAGCCGAAGCCGACGGGGAC